AACGTGGTTTTAGTGACGAATATCCTGAATGGTGTTCGATAACGGCTGATTACACTGAAAATTCGCGTATGGCTGAATCGGATGTGCAGGAAGCACGTCGTAGTATGTCAAAAGCAGAATTTGAGCAAGAGTACTTGGCCAGCTTTACAGTGTTTGAGGGTCAAGTATATAATTTTAATCGTGAGGTTAGCGTTTGTGAGTATCAACACCAAGACGGCTGCGAATACATTGCTGGCTGCGATCCTGGCTACCGCGATGCTACTGCTTTCGTGGTTATCAGTTATAATCCTCATAGTGATTGCTTTCATATTATAGATGAGTACTTAAAAAGTGAAGCAACTACAGACAAGCATGCCACAGCCTTTCGTGAGTATTTAGACAAGTGGCAGGTAGAAGTAGTATTTATAGATTCGGCAGCAGCACAATTTGCTGGCGATCTTGCCTATACTTATAACATTTCAACTACTAAAGCCAAAAAAGATATTTTACCCGGTATTGCTTATGTGCAAACCCTAGTAGAAACTAATAGACTTAAAGTAGCTCCACACTGCACAAATGTCCTAGACGTTATGGATCAGTACCGCTGGGATAGTCGCGAAAATTTGCAGCGTGAGCGTCCAGTACACGACAAGTATTCGCACATGGCTGATGCAATCCGTTACGCACTTTACACATACACTATCTAGGTCGTAAAAAATCTATGTTGACTTGTTGGTGCTTTAGGTGTACAATACCAGTATTATAAAAAATTACTGAGTTTGAAAAATGGACCGAACAGAATATTATCTAGAACTTAAACGCGTTTTTGCCAGTGAGTTTAGCTTTTACTTAAAAGCTGCTAATTTCCACTGGAATGTAGAAGGCGAACCTTTTTACCAACTACACTTAATGTTAGAGCGTATTTATAATGAAGTTTTAGAGTCCATTGATATCTATGCTGAAGAGCTGCGTGCGCTACAAATTGTTACACCTGCTAGCTTGTCACAGTTTTTGCAGCTAACTTACATTCAAGATGAAAATGCTCCAGGCGACTGGAAAGGTTTGCTACAAGAACTGCTGTTAGATAGCGACATGATGGCAATGAAATTTCAACAACTATTTATGGTTGCAGAAGAATTTGGTGATCACGGATTGTCAAACTTCCTAGCAGATCGTCAAGATGCACACAAAAAGCATTCATGGATGCTTCGTAGTTCACTTAAGTAATGGCAAAGAATACAAACAAGCGTATACCCGTTAAACACGTTAGAGATAAAGCCAAGTCGGCTTATGAAAAGCAAGATCATTGCTACATCTGCAATACAAATCAGGACTTGGAATTACATCACCTGCATAGCGTTACCCTACTCTTAGAAGGCTGGGCCCAACGTCGGGGTTATGATATTTCAACTGATGAGGGAATCTTAGCTGTTAGGGACGAGTTTATTAGTGAGCACCATAGTGAGTTATATGAACAGGTTTACACCCTATGTAATCCGCATCATATAGCGCTTCATGGTGTATACGGTAAAACTCCCAAGCCTGGCAGCGAATCCAAACAAGCGCGTTGGATTGAAATTCAACGTGACAAAGTTGCTGGTAATGATCGTGCAGTTCCTAAGCAAAGCTATGGAAGTTTCTTTAGCGAATTTTGTTAGGAAAAAACATGGGTTTAATTACAGATAGCCTGCAGTGGATTCGCGAAAAGCTGAATCCTGCACAAGTTAGAATTGCACAGGCTGAGGGTACACATATCCCCTCAACCAGTAAACTTACTTATCAACAAGCATTCAGAAACTTAGAAGTTGTTAATCGTGCTGTAAATATGGTAGTGTCAGCAGCAAGCTCGCTGGACTACGATGTAAAAGATAAAGTAATGGAAGGCGTTGTTAGTGGTATTAGGCAAAAGCAGCTAGTAACTTTGCTTAATTTTAGACCTAATCCCTATCAAAGCGTACAAGAATTTCGTCAGGCTATTTTTACTGACCTGATCTTAGAAGGTAACGTATTTATACATTTTGATGGTGCATTTATGTACCACCTACCTGCTCAATATACAGAAATCCTAACAGATACTAAAACGTTTATACGTGGCTATCGTTATAATGGGTATATTGACTTTGAAGAAAAAGATGTATTTCATTTTCGCGACTTGAGTTCACAGAGTATTTATCGCGGTGCTAGCAGACTAGAAAGTGCACAACACAGCATTGACTTGCTGGATTCAATGCACAAATTTCAAACACAGTTTTTTGAAAATGGTGCTACATTTGGTTTTGTACTTACTAGTGATAATACCTTATCGCAAGTTGCTAAAGAAAAAACTATTCAGTACTGGATACAGCGATACAGTACTAAAAGTGGCGGTAAACGACCAGTTATTCTTGATAGTGGATTAAAACCACACTCAATTAGCAATAATAGCTACAAAGATTTAGATTTTGATCAAGCAGTTAAAACACATAATGACTTGCTACTACAAGTAATCGGTGTTCCACCTATTCTTTTAGATGGCGGTAATAACGCTAATATTTCACCTAATTTGCGATTGTTTTACTTAGAAACAGTTATGCCCGTTATCCGAAAATTTATTAGCGCATTAGAGCGTTACTATGGATATGACGTAGATGCAATTACTAGTAATGTAAGTGCTCTACAACCAGATTTAAAAGACATTGCTACATATCACCAAACACTAGTAAATGGCGGAATTATTACACCAAATGAAGCTAGAGTAGAATTGCGATATGCACCTAAAACAGGGTTTGATGATTTACGTGTTCCTGCTAATATTGCTGGCAGTGCTGTAAATCCAGCACAAGGTGGTCGCCCACCAACTACTCCTACAGAATAATCAGGAGAATATATGGTAGATAAAAATAAGGTAATTACCCTAACCAGTACATTTACTAAGAGCAATCTACCTACCAAAGACATTAGCATTGATTCGATTATGATTGAAGGTTACGCAAGTACCATTGATACTGATCGTCAAGGCGATATTGTACCTAGTACAGTATGGAAAAGCGGTGTGCAAAATTACTTGAAAAATCCAGTAATCTTAGCATATCATGATCATAGTGAGCCTATTGGTAGAATGGTAGATCATAGAATTGATGGTAAAGGTTTGTGGATTAAAGCACGAATTTCTGCAGCTGCAGGAGAAGTGTTTAATCTTATCAAAGACGGAGTACTTACTGCGTTTAGTATTGGTTTTCGTATCGCTGATGCGGAATATAATGCAGCCACAGAGCTGTTTGTTGTTAAAGAACTGGAACTACATGAGATTTCGGTAGTGTCCGTACCTGCAAATCAAAATACACTATTTAGTTTGTCTAAATCGTTTAAAACCGATGAAGAAGTTATGTCTTTTAAACTGCAATTTGCGCCCAAGTTAGAATCAGCTAAAGGGCTAGAGTCCACAACGGAAGCAAATAGCGACACTACAAAGGAATGGAAAATGGATCCTAAAGACCTAGAAAAATTGCTTGCCGACACAGCTCGTCAAGCCGCTGCTGAAACAGCAAAAGCTCTTGCTGAACAGCAAGCTCAAGCTGCTATTGAAAAAGCAGCACAAGATCGCGCTCAAGCAGAACTTGACGCAAAAATTAAAGCCGCTGTTGCACAAGTGCAAACAGTTGACACAGGTGCAGAGCGTCTACTTGCAGAAGTTGAAAAGCGTGTTGCTGAACAAGATCAATCACACAAGTCAGCTATTGCCGGTCTAGAGGCTGCCCTTAAAGAAAAAGCTGCTGAACTAGAAGCCGTCCAGAAGTCACGTATGCAGTTTGCTGCTGATGGCAGCTCCAATACAATAACCTATGCTGAAAAAGAGAAAGCAGTTCTTTTAGCTAAAATGGCTAACAAGGGTCTTGAGGACACCAAGTTTGGTCGTGGAATGGTTGAAAAGTACGGTGCACACCAGCCATCTGGAAGTGGTACATGGGAACTAGAAGTTAGCTTAAACATGGAAGCTGAGGTTCGTCGTCGTCTAGTCGTCGCACCACTATTCCGTCAGATTGCTATGCAAACTAACGTAATGAAGATTCCAGTTAATCCAGAAGCAGGTACAGCTCAGTGGATTGATAACGCTAACTTTGGTACATCAACAAGCGGTGGTAACACAGTAGTTCATGCACTCAAAGAAATCACACTAAGCGCGTACAAGGTAGCTACAAACGAATACACAGCTTACGAAGAAGAGGAAGATAGCCTTCTTGCTATTATGCCTGTAATTCGTGATGGTATGATTCGTCGTATTGCTCGCGCAGTTGACAAAGCTTTCCTACGTGGCGCAGCTGCTACTAGTGGCGATCCTATTAGCGGTCTAGTAACCCTAGCCGGCACAAGCGGTCAAACCACTGCTGGTACAAGTGGTGTTGTTACTGTTGCTAACCTACGTAAACTGCGCCAAGGTCTTGGAGTTTGGGGTCTTGATCCAGCAGATGTAGTCTACATTGTTGATACAGCAACATACTACAATCTACTTGAGGATTCAGTGTTCCAGACAATGAACCAAGTTGGTCCACAGGCTACATTACTTACTGGTCAGATTGGTCAAATTGGTAATTCACCAGTACTAGTTTCAGGTGAGTTTACTGGAGCTACAACTAGTGGCACTATTGTTGGTGTTTGCGTTGCTCCAGGTAATTTCGTTGTTGGTAATCAGCGCGGTCTCCGCATTGATACACAAGAACTAGTTGAAACACAACGTCGTGTAATGGTTGCTAGCTTGCGTACAGGATTTGTACAAGTTACTAGTAATTATGGTGCGGGTGTTACAAGTCTTCGTTTAGCGTAATCTAGTTAAAAGTAGTACTGACAGGGCTGAAAGGCCCTGTCTTTTAAATAAGCTTCTTGGAGTTTATTTAAAAGACATAGGGGAAAAAAATGGCATTAAATTTAATTACTATATCAGAATATAAAACTTATGCCGGAATCAAAAGCAATAATCATGATCAGGAGATTAGTGTACTTATTCCCCGCGTAAGTCAACTTGTTAAAAATTATTGTAACAGAACTTTTGTAGATTACGTAGATACGGACAAAGTCGAGTATTTTGATGGCGGACACGATAAACTTATTTTATCAGAAAATCCTGTTATTAGTGTCAGCAGTGTAGGTTATAGCATAGATTTTGGTCAAAACTACACCAATTTAACAGAATATGTAAATTGGATCTTAGATAAAGATAATATCCGTAGTTTAAATACTCAGGCTATTACTGGTTTAATTCAAACAAATCGTGGATTTCCAGAAGCTATTCGTGGTTATAAAGTAGTTTATCGTGCGGGATATGATGACGTGCCCACAGACGTAGGTTTAGCAATCATGGATTTACTAACCTACTATCGTAAAAATGATATGAGCATTCATAGTACAAAAGCACCAGGTACTAATAATGTACAAATTGAGTATATCTCAACTACTAGTTTACCAGCACATATTAAACGTATATTAGACATGTATAGGACTGACTATACATGAACAATCCTTTTCGTAATATTCATTTTAGTAGATTATTGGATATTGTTAGTGGCAGTGCTTTTGCAAGTGCCACTAACAAAGTACAACGTTCTGCAATATACAGAGATTTTGATCAAGCAAAATTAACTGATAAAAGATTTCGTGAAATTATAACTGCTAATTTACCAGTATTCTATGTGGTAGATGCAGAACTTATTGCCGATGAAATTGTTAATAGTTTAGCTGCTGATCCAAATCGTTTTATTAGCAGTATACGTACTAGTGAAGGGCCAGTAGCTCCTGGTGAACAAGGTTTTGAAAACTTATTGGTTACTGTTAAAAACTGCAAACAAGATATTCAAAATTTAGTTATATCTACTCTAACTGGAAAATTACCTAAAAAGTCTTTTAGCGAAGTATATGACGAGATTGAAAAAATATACTTAAAAACCATTAATAGTTTAGCTCAAACTGGTAAAAGTTATCAAACTTATAGAAATGCAGCTATTCGCATGGGGTTTGATATACGCAGTAAACTAAAT